AGAACTTTGTAATTGTTCAGCATATGCGGAGGTTAAACTCGCATAATTAAAAGAAGATACTCCAGCACACTCTTGTTGATAAGTGGTTACAGCCCCTCCAGAACGTTTAGTAATTGTAAGGGGGCTACCCGCTGAAGAAAATCTATAATCAGCATTTAATATTTTAAAGGTTGCAACAGTAGGGCTAGTAGTAGCAACAAGAACGATATTTCTAGATAATTTACCCCCTATAACCATGCCGGCAAATCTTGGGGCAGGATTAGAGAATGTGTCCCCCACAGTAACAATAAGCGTAACAGACTCTGATTTCCTTAAATTATTAGCTACAGTTCTTATTCCAATAGTATAAGTGCCTTTAGGGATATCTAATCCGGTAAAAGAAGTAGAATTTGCAGGTACATTAAAAGAAAATCCTTGAGCTTCTATTTGATAATGAAGAATATGTGGGTATATAGAACCATCAGTTACAGTAGGTGCGTCCCAAAATAGTACAATATCATCCTTTATTTCTCCAATATCATTTATATTTCGTACACTAGCATAAAAAGACGATGGAGCAGGTATTACTTCGTCAGAGCTAACGGAACGGAGAACCGACTCTTCTGACGAATGCACAAAGTCTCCTTCAATTTCTGAAAACTTATCGTTATAATGTTCTACTGCTGATATAGAGTATTCATTATTTCCTTCTGCAATAGATAGTATTTTATAAGGTTTCTTTGACCCAGATACTTCAACACCCGCCGCATTTACCTCTTTTAGTGCCCAAATGGTTTGACTATTTGGAGCCTCTGAAAAAGCTGCTCCAGTGGCTAATGTTATAGAATCGGCTGAAGGTTGAGTAGCATGAACTGCTTTAGTTTCAACTCGTGTATGAGGCTGCCAAGTTGTACTTACAGGCTGTTCTAAACCTCCAGCAAGAATAGGATTACTACTAATATCTGTCTGAATAATATTTAAAGATTGTTCCTCAGTATAAGTTCCAAGTATTAACTCTCCCTTATTATAAATTACCCCTTCAATTGTTGCAGCGTCATTTTGAGTTAGAAATATACCAGGCTTTTCTATAAGTACACTTAATTCATAAGTGGAGGTTGAGATTAAAGTTACTTCTCTATCTAAAGGAATTATTGTAGTGGTTGGTGTAGTTGCAGAAGAGATTCTACCACTATATTGAAGCTGTGAAGAGCCTCTATTAGCATCTTGTATATTTACTATATCACCAGGGGCTAGAAACGCTGCTCCTATAGAAGTTTTAAAACTAGCTATTTCCGTTTGATTTTTTGCTGTCCATACTTTCCATCTGCCATACCTTAAGGCTTGCCCCTCAGTAATAGCTCCAAAAGCAGTAGCTTTTTCCGAAATTATTCTACCTGTTTCTATAATATTTTCTTTATCTTCTACTATTAGAGCTTCTTGTTTATATTCTTGTGCTGGGTTAATCCAGGTAACTATACATTGATTAGCCCTAGTTTTACTGCCAGTAGACTCATAACTAAATTCCCCTCCAATTATATTACCGGAAGTAAAGTTATATACAGGGTCCTTAGGCTCATCCATGATTGGAAATATATTACCATCTAACCAATATAACATTCCTCTAAATACTGTTGCTAAGTCTTTCAGTACTTTATAAGCATCAGTGGCTTTTCGAAAATACACATTAGTAGTAAATCGTGGTTCGGTGCCTGAGACACTACCATCACTTACTTCTTCGTCGCAGTACCTAGCAATTCTATATAAAGCATATTTATCAATATCTGTGCCATCTAGCCAGGACCCAAGTCCATATCTACTATTAGTTATTATGTCATAAAATATCCAAGCAGGATTATTAGTATATACAGGGGTTGTTCTAAAAGATCCATCCCAATCTTGATACTGGGTAGCATGTATTGTATCTTCATCTATTCGCCTATAATTTGCTATTCCATTGTTTGACTCGTCTCTAGTTACATAATTAGAAGGAACTTTAATTAGCAGCCCTTTACAATGATAAGACCTTCTAGGGACACTATTAAATGACTTAGTGTTTACTTTTACTTGGGCCAACGCTGTATAAGGGTAGGATAAGTTTTCTTTAATTATAGTATTTAAACTTGCAATCGAACAAGAGGTAGCACTAGTATAATCGTCTTGGATCCCTTCACCTAAAGTATCATGATATGCTTTATCATCTTCACTTAATCGTGTTAGTCTTACTTTAAAATCTGTAAAAGATGCTTCAAAGAACCGCAATGGTATAATTTTTTCAAAAGAGATAGCATTAGTAGAAAATGTATTATGCGTTAAAGGATTTCCTTCTTCGGTATCAGAGTCCCAATCATGCAATACTATCCAGGAACCATAGGCCCCATTATTTTCAAAAGCCAGTTCCAAGGTATAAAAAGCTCTTCCATTATGTTTATTACCGTTATTAGAGGTATTTTCCATAGCACCATAACTAAAAAGTATTCTAACTTCATCAGCTTCTTCAGCTTGAGTAGCAGTTAATGCAAACCCACTACTGCTGGTGCCTTCAAATACTCTTTGATCAGAAGAAGCACCATTAGGACCTGAGATTGCTAGTCCAGAGACTCCGCCTGGGACAGATATATTTCCTAGTCCTGCACCTGTGGGAGACGGAAGATAGCCTTGAGTTAGTTCTCCAGTTAAAAAGTTTTGAGAAAATCCATCAAATTTAATAGATGCTCCTATACCTTTTTGTATTAAATCAATATCTCTATCTGTTCCCGTGATATTGGCTCTATAGTCTCCACTGGTACCAAGAAAAACTGTGTCTAATGTTAGAGTATTTCCTGGAGAGGCACTATCGCCGTTTTGCGCTATAAACTTTTGGGCGTAATCTACGTGTACTTTATACTCACTTCCATCTACCCAATCGGGGGGCATGCTAAAAGATGTCGCAGTAAATATAGCTACTGTACTACTAATAATTCGTGTTATATGTCCCGTGAATTTGATTACTCCACCTGAAGTTAATTTTACCCTAACAGAATGGCTCTTCCGATTATAATCATATATCCAATCAGTTCCAGAGGCGGGGAAAAAGGCAGTATCTGTAGTTACTTGTATTGTTTTATTACCATTAGCTCCCGGCTCTCCTTGTTCCGCAGCGGCAGCACTATCTTGAGTTTTATAATCTTGACACCTTATATATCTATTCTCTTCAGAATAAGGTATAGGATCCTGACCATTAGGAACATATGTAACGGCTGTGTTATTATTGGTAAAGGTAAACCGTGCTCCGGTGTGTACACGAGAAACAGCAGCGTGTCCTATATCTACTGCGGAATCATCATTCAAATATACACTAGCACTATTATTAACTAACCCTCGTATTGGGCCTTCTGATATGACATCTGTAATAATTAAATCTTGGCTTTTGCTCCAAGCTGGTGCCCACCCCGATGCTAACATAAGACTGGAATTAGGGCCAGGGTTATCTGTCATGTAGCTTTTGGCAAATTCATCTTGTATGCCCGCAATCTGGCGCTTTATCTCTGCTAAGGTTGCTGGGTCTATGGCAGCCGCTGCTATCGCTTGTTCATCTGACGTTGTGCCCCCACTCTGGGTAACCTCTTCGGTAGCTAATTTTGTTTGTCCGTTACTTACTTCAAAAGATATAGGAGTTCCAGGAACTCTTAATTCTCCATATAATACAGGTACGGGATCTCCTTCTATAGCATTTGCTTGAGACCCGCTTAGCATATAGCCATCTTCTGTTTTTTCGTCTACAGAAGGGTCGGGGGCCATAAGTTGCTGAATACCCGCAACAGCTAAATTCAGAGCGAACATTGAAATGCCATAAGCCGCAAAAGAACTAAAAGTGCCCGCGCCACCTGCTGTCATAGCAGAAAATATTGAACCTGTAGAGCCTCCTCCCAGCCCCATAAAACCTGTGCCACCTGCCGCTGTACCACCTGAATAAAACATTATAAATGCTATGGCAATGGCTGCGAGTATCTTAGCACCACCAGATTTTGATCCAGCCGCAACAGGAGTGATAACTATATCTCCTATTCTAAGAGGTAGTAAACAATCATTAATATCGGTTAATTCTGTTCCATGTACTGTTACAGAAAAACCAATACCTTCTTCGTGGCATTTCATAAGATATGGCTTGAAATCAGGATTATTAGCCCCTACACAACGTAAAGCATCTTGTACGGTATCACCCACAAAATTATATTGCTGCCCAAATAAGGAAGCCATTTCACCGTTTAAATAAATTTTACGAGTCATATCTATATATTCCACTTAAATGCTTTTTCCATAAAGGGTAAAGATTCTCCTTACAAGAAAGTCTGTTTACTGCATGATGAAAAAATATGTCATCATATAAATACACTCCACAATGAGTGCCTATATCTGCTCCCATAGAAAAAATAAGAATATCATGTTCTTTTAATTCATCTACAGGCTTAAACCCCCATTCTTTGATATGTTCAGAAGTAAAGTAGTCTTTATCCTTTTCCCACCAATCATCTAAATAAGGTTCTCTTTTTTTTAATTTTATATTAAGTTTTTGACTGTAAAAATCTCGTACTGCTTCTAAACAATCAAATATTCCAAATTCATATTCTCGCCCCGCTAGTTCATTAACTATTTTTCTAGGTTTTAATATCTCTAATTCCATATCTGGGTAACTAAAGATATAATAAGGTATTCCTATAGCATTACAATACTTTCTATCATTCTCACTAGGTTCGGGAGGTCCATTAATATGGTTATGTACTATTGCTATAATGTCACTCTTTAAACTAGCATTGTGAAAATCCTCGGGGCTCATTACAAAATCTTCCTCTTCCATGGCAAGATTTTCACAAGGAAACCATTTTGATTTGCCCTTCACAATTCCTATTACGCCGCACCCCTCTTTTGGGTACGATGACCTGAAATGGTCTTCTATATCTGATAAATGTCGTATCATCGGAATTTTTTAGTTCCTGGAAAAGAACCAAAAGGCAAAATTGCTGTGGTACGTTCATCTGTTTTAGGGTAAGAATTAGTAGCAGCTGCATTAGCTGGAGTAAACTGAAACCTACGTTTACAGGAAGATAATTTCTTTCCACAAACATCCCCTCTAACCCAATAAGACGATTTAGTTTGTGGAGCGATTTGACTGGCTCCGGAGGCTTGAGATTTTAAAGCTTTCCATACCGTATTACCGTATTCATAATAACCCTCAGCTACCATAGGGTTAGAATTACTATAAATTGTATAAGACTTGGCGCCGGTATGTCCTCCATTTTGAGTATCTGATAACTGAGCAACTGTAACTAAAGGGTTATCGTCTACATCGAAGTAGGCTTTATGAGTCTTTACAGTGACACCGTCTGAATAGCTTACTACGCTATTTGCTTTCCAAATACATCCCCCATCGAGCCCCTTATCATGGCCTTGATATATCCAACTACAGTATTTACCTATAATTTGTCTATTAGGTATTTTTACCCCTTGCAAATCATAAGGAGAACTAACTTCAAAAGTTACTGATATGCTCGTTTCTCCAGCAACTCTATCTAAGATAAATTTCTTTTTTGGAAATTCTATAGGGAGCGTACCAGTACCGGGACTGGCAAAGGTAGAAGAAGTTTCTAAATACTTCGCTAAAGTTTGTCGCACAATAATAATTGACCCTATTAAGTCTTGATTAGTTAAACCTCCTAATGAATCACTAAATAAAGTAGTAACATTGGCTATACTAAGGGTGGGTCTGTTAGTTGCTCCATCAGCATTATATTCGACACCGGTCATTTCTAGTGGAAAAGGATCATATTCTCTAATTGTGTGAGGGCTTGCAGCATCTTCAAAATATAATTTATCTAAATTTTCGTCCAACCCAGGATGGAAGTATAGAGTTGTACCGTTAAAAGTCAACTCGAATAATGATATTAGCTCACTACCAGGATCTTGTTTCTGTACTACTTCTATTAAATCTGTCATGCTTCATAAACTCTTCTAAGCGAGGCTGTACAACTATAAGTTACAGGATGATTATCATAGTTTACACTATAGTTTACACATACTACTTTTATAGTTTTTTCGTTGCCTTCTGTAGTGGCATTGTCTGGTATAGTAAAGTCAAAAGAAGCTCCTTC